GTGTGTGCATCGTCGCCAGGAGGATAGAATGGCTTTCATTTCAACTTATGTTGTTTTGTTTAGCTAGGAAGACGATTTACAGTAGTATGGGCAGGTGTCCCATGCTTGTTTTGAAAACTGCTGTAAAGTTGCTTATGCACTGTAATCCTTATGCTCATATTTTGCACGATCAAAATTTGCACGAATATTCGCAAAGAGTGCTGGAAAAGACGAAGAAGAAGGTTCCGACTATTCTCGTAGCACAGGGGATATGTCTAGGGTTGGCCAATTCCGTATATTTTGCTAATAACTCTAGTCCTTATATCCTTTTCTACGAAATATACGGAATCGGCCAACCCTAGATATGTCCAGTAGACTTAGTTTGCTATTTCTTTTTGTTCTTCCGTGATGCTACGCGTACACGCGCAATTGGCACTGGACCAAGTGGTCAATGGCTTCGATCGATCCCCATCGCACCATCCGCTGATACTCCCTGTTGGTGATGCACATCACGAGGAGATTGCGGAAGTTTTTGATGTAATGTGGGTCGATCATCATGTCCATGGCGTCTCCCACGTGCCACTGTAAGAGGCGCAGGTTGACGAGGGGCGTCAAGTGGCACATCATGGAGTTGTTGACTGCACCGTTTCCGATGGCCATCACTCCCAACGAGGTCAGATGGCGGAGTGATCCCATCTCCATCAGATGCCCCTCTCGGAGATCGTGGAGCTCGGTGATTTGTAGGCTGTTCAGTAGAGGTAAAGCACGCAGAGTTTCCCGAAAGTTGTGGGTATCGCGGGTCGTACAGCCGTGTAATACGAGTGCCCTGCATGCTTCTAAACGATGCCTCTCACCGTTGGTCGAAAATTCGGGTGCGGTGACCTCGAAACCCGCTAACGACAGACTGTACAGAGAGGACGGTAAGCGCGACATATCGAGTCTGATCGACGAACCCTGGTCATCTGCGCGGAGTGCCAGATTGCTGAGGCGCCTCAGATGCGGGAGGGCGACGAGATCGTTCGCGATTACGTTGTGCAGCGTGAGGTGCACGAGAGTCGTCGACCACCGGTCGAACAGTATCGCGAGCGCCGAACTCGTGTACCCGACGCTGCGTACGTGAGAAAACGTGTAGGAAAATAACTGGAGCTGTGTGAGGGACGACAGACAGGAGAGGTCGTCACACGTGTGGGTGGCCGCGTAAAAAGACGTGCTGAGCTCGAGGTGTCTCAAACGAGTAAGACCCGCCAAGAGCCGCATGTCTTGCTCGTCGATGCGTTGTACGCGACACATCGATACCTCCGTAATGGATCTACGCAGGTGCGTCGTCATGTACATCAGGTACATCTTGAGGCACAGGGGGGTGGTCGTACGCACACGGAGTCCCCCGTCGATTTCATCTCCCGTCAACAAGTGCAGGTTTCGCAGGGGTTTCAGACACACGCAGGTAGGGACGTGCACGTCCAACGACCTGAGACACGTCAGGTGGGCGAGCGCCAGATAGTCGTCGGGTATGACCAAACCGCCACTTTCTCCGATGAATCGTAGGCGGGTGAGACGAGTGAGGGCGGACAGGTGGTGTACGTAGGACAGCGTCAAGTGCGTAGGGAGCACCAACCTCTCTAAGTTCGTCAAAGCACCGACACATGCCATGAGGCGAGAGTACTTTGACGGACAGGTGTCTGCGTCTTCCCATTTGATAGACAGGTATGTGAGTCTGGTGAACAGGGAGAGCTGTTCGACGTCGAACGCGGCTCTAGAACCGACCAACGAGAGTTTTTGGAGACCCACCAGTCCACTGACGAGGTGGAGGCGTACGACGGGCGTGTTGGAGAGGGGTTGCAGGACCAGGTGGTCGAGTCGGTGTAAGGTGGTGGGGTGCGTCGAAAGGAGATTGAAGTGGGCGTCGATGGTGGCCTGGTCGGTGCGCTTGTTGAAAACGGTGACCAATTTGCGCAGGTGCGGCTTCAGACAAAGTTTGGTGACCAGTTTCGTTTGGGCGACGTGTTCGTTCGAATGGACCACTGACACGCACTGCTCGCTCTCCTTGCATATGTCTGAGGCGAACGTCTTGCAGGTCTCGCGCATGGCTCGCAGTTCGAACACGTTCAGACGAGCACCTATGAGGTGGAGGATGTCCCTGGGAAGATCTTCCATTTTTTTTTGTTTTTTGAATCATCGTTCAGTACATACTCACCATGTGGTAAAACTGGTTGATCTCGGTCGACATTTTTTTCAACCTCCGCAAAACGTCGGTCTTGTCGAGACAAATTCGCGGAGGTTCGAGAGTCCGTTGCTGTCTTCCGTTCAAACCCGTCATCTCCGAAAACGACATGTCTTCTTCGTAAAATTTTGTCTTGTTCATCTTTCCGGAAGCGGAAGAATCAAACGCTGCAACGTCCGATACAAACTCGCCGTCACTATCTTCTTCGTCTTCGTCTTGGGCACCGTTAGAGTCCTTCATGTCGTATTCGCTCTTATTCTTATTTTTATCCTGACTCTCATATTTTTTGTCTTCGTTCTTTCTTTTCGAATGGCCGTAGGTGGTGGTTGTGGGATCGTCGCTCGCCTTGCTCTTGCTCTTGTTCTTGCTCTCGCTGTTGTTTTTCGTCTCTGTCACTGTATCTGTCACTGTATCTGTCTCTGCATCTCTGTCTGTGGATGTCACCCTATCAGAATCACGCAACAAGTCGTAATCGCGGAGCACAGAGGCTAATACCGCGTCTTCTGTAGGAAGAGCGGCGTACTTTTCGATCTCGGAGTTCGTGGCAGGCCTCTTCAGGACCGCGTCGAACAGCTTCATGGCATACATACGAACCTCGTACTCGCGCTCGCGCTCTCGGTCGCGTTTTTTGTCGTTGTCTTTGTTTTTATCGTTCGAACCGTCTAATTCGTCGTCTTCGTCTCCGTAATCGTCGTCTTCGTGAGTTTTGAACGTTTCTTTGCTCTTGCGCTGCCGACTTTTCTGTTGTTGCTTCGTGACGACGACCAGGTATATCACGACAACTACAGCGAACGCTGCCAAATAGACCATCCATCTTGCGGGGGCTGCCATGCTCGTCCAATAGTATCTTGTCCTATGAGTACAAAATAAATAATTGGTTGAATGACGGACGCTCTGCTATGCTACGTCGGATCATGCGTCGAAAAAAACTCATGTACGTAAAGAGTGCGCCAGGGTCCTCCAACCGTATCCATTCGACCTCTTGGCGCGTCCGAACCACCGTGAGGTACTGTCGTGAGCGCGGATCAGAGCCTCGACGATAGTGGCGTGACCTTTCCGCTCCGCGCAGACGACGGCATTGCACAGCGCGTCCTCTTCGAAACGCGAGGATTCGGACAGGAGGACCTGAACTGTGCATGCTTTGCCCAGGCGCGCCGCCATCCATAACGCATGGTCGTTCCATTCGTGGCCGTCGTATCCGTCATCTAACAGGACGCTCATCGTGGAAGCGTCTCCCTCTACGGCAGCGTAGCACACTAGGCCCTCGGCACGTTTACGTTTCCATGTGAGGAGCATGCGAAGGAGGCGCACATTCGACGAGCGTATGACCTGTTTCAAGGGGTCGCTAGCTAGCGTACACGCATCGCTGCCTTCCCCGCACTCGTCCCAGTGCAGGTTTTCGGTGCGCGTCGCACAAATCATCGCCATCAATCCCGATGCGTTATCCGCACGTATCGCGACACACATCGCGGCGCGGGCCTCGAAGAGCGTCAAGCGCTTCCCGATCGTCGTCTTTGAAGCCAAGTGGTTCAGGATGGTCTTGGCGATCGAAAGACGGAGCACATGACGGTCTTCCTCTTTCGTTCGATCCGAACAGTCCAATGCCCACGCCAGTCCTGTAGAAACCCTAGAGTCCCTGTCTGTGTCGATCCACGATCTCCAAAGCGGCGTCCAAAGCATGATCGCGTATTTCGTACTGTTCTGTGCGAGTTCGACGAACCCCACGAACTCGACGACGTCTGCGGCGTCGTCGAGGAAGAGCGCGATGTTGATCAGACAATCGCGGGGTATGTCTCGTATGTCTCGTATGTCTCCAACGTGTCGCGACATTAGGTCGTCGTCGGAGTACGAGGATCGTGTGCATCATCCTTTTTCGCATCATCCGCTTTATCCATACAAGGCGGTCAAGGCGGTCAAGGCGGTCAAGGCGGTCAAGGCGGTCAAGACGCGGCACAGAGTTGTTTAGACGTGATCGAGATCCACCCTTCGCAGTAAAGTCGTGCTCCTGAGCTCTTTTCTTTTTTTCTTGTGTGACTTCTTGACGGCTTCCGCCCGATCCCCCCGGTGCTTATGCGAGCATCTCGAGTCGGACCTGCTCATCACCGCGTGAGAGTGATTCCAACCCCTGATTATCGGTTGCTGGAGGTGGCAATGGTCGTCTTGACCATCGCTTTCGTCGTCGCCCGAGTTATCCGGACGTTTGTATCTGTCTTTGTTCCTTTCGGTTTGCCGTCTGGCAGACCGTTTGTTGGACCTGCTGTCGTCCAGGTCCTCCCTGTAGCTATGTGCACGATCTTCTTCTAGTTCTGAGTGATATAGCATATTGTTTTCCGCCACCGCATCCATCTTCTCTTTCAAAGCTTTCATGTAAAACGGGTCGGTGAACCATGGGTTGTTCTTGATGGAAGCGTTCGTGAAATATTTTTTGTGTGTTATATCGCTGTGCCTTCCTTGTTCTCTCCTCATGTTGCACGTGTGACGAATCACGAACTAACCGACGGCGTCTCACTGGCTCTGATACATTGGTTGTATATTAGAATGTGCGAATATGTGTATGTGACGCACGCAACGCACGCTCTACTCTGCTCCATCCAGCGATATTTAGGAACACGGCTATGCAGACAATCCGCGGAGTATGTCTCGACATGGCCTCGTGAAGTCGTGAAGTCGTGAATTATTATTATCTACCCCCAGGAGCGTGACGTAGTCGCCTAGGCTGGGATGTCGAGACGTGCATCTTCCTCGTCCGTATTTCAGCTTGCACATCCGAGAAAAACAATTCTCGACGGCATGTTCTCCCAAGGTAGCTGTCGTCGAAAAGTCGGAGCCCGAAGGCCTACGAATATCTACTGTTTAGTCAAACTTTTTTAGAACTGCCAGGATTCGAAGGGGGCACGTAACACCTCCAGAAAAATAAGGCCATGAAAGCCAGTCTTGCGCGAGCGCGTGGTAGCGGTGAGCCATCGTCAGCCACGGGAGGTAAGAAACCTAAAATACTTCAAATTGCCCGTATTGAGCCACCAGACTGGATATATCCGCGCTGTAAAATCCTTCACAGTCAAGGATTTGCAGGTCGGTCAAATGATTGAGCGGCGTCAGGTCTTGGACCGTATACATAAGTACACATTTCAAAGATATCAACCCGGTCAGGTGTGCGATCGGTGCCAGGGCCGACGACCCTCGGATGATGTCAGACTCTAGGGTGTCGATGAAAGACAACCCTTTCAAGTCGTTCCAGTCGCTCTGATATTGCACATTCACGTTCTTCAATGTCAGTCGTGACAACGAGGTTCCACCTCTAGAGCGTTCTCGGAGCAGCACGTGAGCAACACCGGACATGTCGGCTCCTTTGACGACGACACCCGTGCTCATACGGCGGACAGCAGATCTCAAAAGAAGGGACACGTGAGCCAATGTGTTCAAAGCATATGCACGTGTTGCCACATCAAGTAGCAAATCATCGGGAAGGAATTCTATCGTGGTTTTCATCGTAAATATATAACAAAATGAAAATGAAAATGAGTGGACCGCGTCGATTTTTACCATTTCGAGTCTTGGATCGCAGACTCCACGGGGATGATGTATGGTCGTTCCCTTTGACGAGAGGACTCACGCACGCACGCCGGAGAGGGTTAGGGACACCGGAGATGTCGGCTGATGAACACCGTGGCCTGTAAAAACGTGTCCGCCAGATCGTCTTTTTTCTTGTGACGTTCGAACAGTGTCGAGTAAGACTCCATTCCCGCGTGGGTGGATGCGGTCGCATATTCCGTGTCGGTCATATCGACGGACGACGTGGCAGTCGTCGTTGTCGTTGTCACCAGGTCGGGGTCGTCGCGAAGGCGCTCCCGACACAGTTCGACGCCGCGTTTCTTCTTCTGGGCGTACGTCAGCTTGGGCGCGCCCTTCTCGGTCGGGATCTTGTTCATGGCCGACACCAGCCGCACGTTCGAAACCGCACCGAACAGCATCTTGACCGTCTGGAAAAAGGTGTAGAGCGTGACCTGCATCGTCTTCATCACGGGGTTTTTGTTGGCCGGCTGATTTTCGATGATGACCCAGTCGTAGTGCGCGTCCGTTTTCGCATCTGCCGCGAAAAAGCGATCGCGGAGGACGGTCAGCGTGCGCTGCGTCAGTTCGTCCATGTCCCGCATCGTCTTGGCCGGGTTGTCGCTTCCTTCCGTAACGTCGATGACGTCCCACCCGTTGATGCGCGTAGTGCGTTCGCCGTAGAACGACAGGTCGACGAACGACAGGTTCTTGATGCCGACGTCGAAAGAGAGGAGTCGAAAAGGCGGTGACTGCATGGTCGTCGAGTATGGCCCGAAACGTACAATATCGGCACCGGAACGCGTGTTCACGGTCTGGAATATCAAATAGAATTGGTCGTTTATACATAGGGTTGGCCCATTCCGTATATTTTGCTAAAACGGTTGAAAGATATTCATGGTTCTACTCGCGACGCTCGCCTGCGCTGTCACGGTTACTATTGCGCTGGGGCTCGTTCGTCACTATCGATAAGTAGTCCTTGTACGTGTTCCCTCCCTGCACGTCCTCCTTCGTGTAGCCGTATAGAAGCGGGTCTAGGCCTCGCGCGCGGAGCTCCAGCCACTTGACGTCCTGCACCAGGTGCACCGGTGCCACCAACATGCCCTGTAAAGAGCAGAAAACGCCCGCGGCCACTTTTTCGGTGATCAGAAGGGGTACATCGGGGCCTTCAAATCCGTTCCGGAACGACTTCGCGAGCCAGTGGGCGTTTCTGATGCGGGGCAGCGTGCGTAGCATTTCGTACGTCGTCGTCGTCAGGACGTACGCGGTGATGCTCGGATAAGCTCTCACGATTCCGGAGACGGCGGCGTAGGCTAATACGGGCAAGGCAGTCAGGACCATGTTTTTGTTCTTCGGGCGTATTCCTTTGTTTATGCCGTGGAACGTGTACTGGCGTCGTTTCAAGATCACGCGCACCTGACGTCTTTATCGAAAGCGACTTACAGTCGCTTAGACGGTTTTATTCCTTGCGGTAATGGTCGACGGTGATATGGTTGGTCGCGGACGTTCGATGATGGCATCCGCGTGGTGCACGAGAGTCGAAGGGTGCGTTCGGATCCGTGGGAGATCCGCAAAATTATTTTCTTGCCTAAGATTATACAAACCTCGTCGAACACGCTTTAGCACACCTCCAGACAGAATGGGAGGAGGACTCATGCAATTAGTGGCATACGGTGCGCAGGACATTTTTTTAACGGGGAATCCGCAGATTACGTTCTTCAAGGTTGTGTACCGCAGGCACACCAACTTTGCCATGGAGTCCATTGAGCAGACCTTCAACGGATCCGCCGACTTCAACAAGAAGGTCACGTGCACCGTCAGCCGCAACGGTGATCTGATCCACCGCGTCTACCTGCGCGTGGAGCTGCCCACCGTCACCATCCACCCCCAGAGCTCTTTCCGCTGGTTGAACTGGCTGGGCCACATCCTGATCCGCTCGGTGGAGATCGAGATCGGAGGCCAGCGCATCGACAAGCACTACGGAGACTGGATGCACATCTGGAACGAGCTGACACAGTCCGCGGGCAAGCACCTGGGCTACGCCAACATGTTGGGCAACATCCCCCAACTGGTGAACCCCATCGAGAACACCAGCACCACCAACACCAAGGACGTGGCCGGCCAGATCCTGTACATCCCCCTGGAGTTCTGGTTCTGCCGCAACCCCGGCCTGGCTCTGCCCCTGATTGCGCTGCAGTACCACGAGGTCAAGATCAACCTGGAGTTGGGCGACAAGAGGGACTGTTACTGGGCGGGCAAGAGGAACGGTAGCGGCGACTGGGAGTACAACGCTTCCGCGGCGACTGTGCCCTCTCTGAACTCCGCTTCCCTTTTCGTGGACTACATCTTCTTGGATACCGAAGAGAGGAGGCGCTTTGCCCAGGTCTCCCACGAGTACCTGATCGAGCAGCTGCAGTTCACGGGAGACGAATCGACCGGTACCGCGAACAACAAGTTCAAGCTGAACCTGAACCACCCCGTCAAGGAACTGGTGTGGGTGGTCCAACCCGACGACAACACCAGCGACGAGGCCCCCTTCGGCAAGCAGTGGTTCAATTACACTGACGCGTACGACATGTCCCTGATGCCCGAGTTCGCCTTCAACATGGCCTCCGCCGATCTGGTCACTCCCAACGAGAACTCCGCGGGTCTCCCCGGTATCGCCGCGGGTGGTTCCAACGGCGTCTACATCCCCACCTCTTTCGACGGCGGCGAGAACCCCATCAAGATGGCCAAGCTGCAGCTGAACGGCCACGACCGTTTCTCCGAGCGCGACGGACGTTACTTCAACCTGGTGCAACCCTACCAGCACCACGAGAACGTGCCCTCCAGGGGCATCAACGTCTACTCGTTCAGCCTGAAGCCCGAGGAGCACCAGCCCGCCGGAAGCTGCAACATGTCGCGCATCGACAACGCTACGCTCAACCTGCAGCTGACCGCGGCATCCGTGGCCGGATCGCGCACTTGCAAGGTGCGTGTGTACGCCGTGTCTTATAATGTACTCCGCATCATGAGCGGAATGGGTGGCCTCGCTTACAGCACGTAATTCAATTACGAGCTGGTTGTAACAAGCAGGGCCGAAAAGCAGCCGGCCACGGGTATTCGGATACCCCGTGGAAAACTCCGTTGTGCTTCCGATAGCGCCGCATAAACCCGCGGATTAAAACGCTGAAGCCAGCTGCTAGTGGGAAGGAAGAGGTAGAAATACACTCCTTCCCGCGACATCTCCAAATTGCGGGAACCCCCTTAGAGCCCTCAGGTACCAAACGGCGACGAGAAATCGCGCCGTGGCGGACAAGCGAAGTCCGGTATGGTAACAATCCTGGGGATTGGGCAATCCGCAGCCAAGCTCCTAAACCCGACAGATCGACAACGACCAGGGTATGGAGAAGGTTCAGAGACTAGATGGAGGTGGGTCCGAGGAGCCTAGTCAGCTCCGATGACGGCCTAAGGTATAGTCCGGCCGCGGGAGAAATCTCGCGGGTATACCGTGCATACAGCAACTAAAAGCGCAATAAAAATAAGAAAAAAAAGGTATATGTAGATAGTGAACTATAGTTGACTTCAATACGGAGTTGTACCAGGTGTCCAAAAAGTACTATCAATGATCAGTCTAATGCTCATTTTATCAACAGCGATGTACACCTAGCCATGGCGGTGCAACTTTGAATATTCTGATCCCAGTAAGTATTGGCCCTAAACATCATGACCGGCTTGGGTCTGTGTGTTATAATCATACACAAAACATTCCACTTTGTGAAAAAGGACGGAGCAGACTAATCTGCTCCGTTCGATAATTATAATACTAAAAACGCGATGAGTCGCCACGACTCACACCTTTTTTTTATACTCATCCGCAGGTTTACTCTAACTTTACCGATGAAGACCAACGTCTGTTTGCACACGGCTTCGCTAGTTTCCTCCAGTATGATCCCAGATCAGATTTTGTCATAAAGATAGGGTGGTCCGCGAATATTAGAGACCGATACGCGAGTCTGAAAAGCGATTACGGGAGGTGTGATTTCCTCGACGTAGAACAACCTCAACTCCAGTGGCTGTTTTACGAAACGTGCTCCGGCGCGGTGTAGACTCTCCGTAATTGTGTGTATACTATGACAAGACTGTCTCGCGCTTCGACTGTGACCGACGCCAATGCGGCCCGTGTATAAAGGAAGATACGTTAAAAAAAAGTAAACGGGTGTCCAACTCCTTATTGAAATTGACTGTGAATATGTCTGCAGTGGCTACGTTTTACGCCGTACGACAACTCCTAGATGATCCTTCAGGTGACATTCGTATGAACGACGACGATGCGTTGTGCGCATCAGCCAAGTTCGGCCATGCGGATCATGTGCGCGACCTGTTGAGTCGCGGTGCAAATGCCAGTGCACGTGACGGCCAAGCTCTTGCGGACGCGTCGCGAGACGGATATATTCATATCGTGCGAGACTTGCTAAGTCACGGTGCTGATCCCGAGGCCCGTGACAGACTCGCTTTGGGAAATGCTGTGTTGTACAACCACGGTGATGTCGCGAACCTGTTGATTCCTCTGTGTCACGGGCGCGTGAACTGGGCCAACGCCCAAACACGGTACAGGGACACCGATTCCAACGTATTGTTTCCCAAGATGCTGATCTGTATCGCTGCAGAGAGAAACGACTCGCGCCTTTTACGAGAGCTGTTCGACCACGGGGCCACGCTTCATTACAGCGATCAGGCAATCGAGAACGCAATCAAGAATGGGAACATGGAGGCGGTTACAGCAGATTTCAAAAAAAGCATGGGACACTTGCCCACCCAAAATACTACAAAAACAGACTGACTGCTGTAATTCGGAGAATACAGTTACCGGACGGAGGGGTGGTACCTAGACCGGGCGTTGAACGACAGCGGTCGGCGGCATTACCTCTCCGTAGCCACCTTCTCTCCTCGTCTGTGGCACACCTGGACCTCTCCCCACTTCCGCTTGATGCACACACCTGTCGACCCGCGTGTATGGAAACGCTTGCTGAAAGAAAAGAGGCTGCTGCTCGTGCTCCCGAAAAACGAGCGAACCCTGCTTGACATGGAGCACTACACCTCGCACGATTTTCATGCGAGCATACTGCAGTCCTCGACAGAGCGCCCAACAACAAAGAAAAATAGCGTGTAGCATAAAATATTTTACCGTTCAAAATCACCGAAGAGTTCACAGGCAAACACGACAGACAGACGTGCTTCTCACAAGCGCCAATTGGCTGCATCATCTCTCGTGATCATCGTCCCTGGGCCGTCGTTTTGAGAGATGCGTTCTCCGACGCAGAGATAGATACGGGCGCATAAGATCGTCGCAACGCATTGCAACGCACGTTTACGCACACAAAGACAGCGCGCGACGGTACGTGTATAGCAATCGAAGCTCGAGTACGTTCCAGTGACGGTCGATCTACTTCGTCGATGCTGTTTCCGACGTCCATACGCGTGACGGCCTCAGGAGACACGGCCTTATGTCATCTCCGTGTCTTGCACATCCCACTCCGATTCAGATTCCGCGTCTAGGTCTCCCCGCATCTCGCATATACGCCGACGATACGCCTCGAGGTTACGGATGCCCATGTCCCTGTTGCACGTGCGACATACCGCCATGAGGTTGGCCAGCTCGGTGCTACCTCCCAGCGCGTGGGCTACAACGTGGCCGCATTCCATGTCTCTGAAGCGGAGCTCGGTTCCACATGTGTAGCACGCCCCCACGTTGGCTACTGGATCGTTGGTCTTGTTCCAAACGAGTTGTCTGATTTCGTGCGGTATATGTGGCCTCCTCTTTGACGAGGACGACCTGTGACCAAAATCCGACTCCCCATATCCACCATATCCATTTCCCGCAAGAAGTGTCAGACACGTTTCGGCGTCGAAGCGCACGGGAGCGTGTTCGTCCGTCCTTTTGGAAACCTCGATGCAGTGCATGCAGGCGTCCAACCACTCGAACCTGCGGAAAACGCCTAAAAAACAGAGGGTATTGCAGTTCTTCTTCGTCACGCACCCTATGATTCTGCGACACGCGTCTTCGTCGATCCGTACGCGTCCGTGTATATCTGACGACGTCCTTGTTCCTCCTCCTCGTATTCCTTCGTCGACGAGGTCGGACACGTGCACGTTGAAGGAGGACACCGCATCGCAAAGGACCCGGTGATCTCCGCGACAGACGCGCATCAGTTCGGCGCTCCTGTTGTTCATCTCCGTCTTGAGCTGCTCCGAACCGATGTGAGGCGCGCGCGTCCCTCCGAATCCGCCGCCGGTCTCGCGGTTCGTCTTCTCTTTCTCTTTCTCTTTCTCTTTCTCTTTCTCTTTCTTGATGTAAGGTCTGAAGGTGGCGACCATCCACTCCACGAAGGGTCTGTCGAAGTTCTGCCACGTGTCGCGCAGTTCGAGTGGGTGCACGGGTTTGTGCTGGTTGATGCGCGCGTAGTACTCCGACAGCTCGTTCAGGTCCTTGACCGTGTAATGAACCACGGGCAGGATGACGTGGCCCACCGGGAGCCCTTGGCCGCGCAAATACTCGTAGGCCTTGATGCGATGCTGTCCGTCCAATACGTACACCCGTCCACCCAGACCGGCCACCGTGACGCTCTGCAGTAGCGAAAAATAGCCGCGTCGATCGAACTCGGTGCGCTGGTCCTCGACCATCGCCCGCACGTGGTCGTCGTCGATCCCCCTCTGTAAAGACGGTAACGTGAACGTCAGTACGGTGTCCACCGTCTCGAGGGAAACCCTGTGATTCAGCCCGAAACACTGCCAAAGTGAAGACCCTGTCATGACAGACCGCTTCGTGTACGACCCAGATGAATATATTGGGGGGGCGTTTTATATATAAATAACGGCGGACTGGTCTCGCGCTTCTTCGACCTGGTCAAGAAGGGCACGGCAGACACCGGAGCAGCTCACGTCTACATGTTCGTGGTGTAAGACTCGCCGCGCTCCAGATGGACCTTCGACACCCTGCGCGTGTGGGTGCACTCCGAATCCGAGCGGATAGACGCCCGTGTCCTTCTGGCGATCGAAACCGTCGTCAGAAAAATGCCATCTCATTTGAAATGAGTCAAGTCAATTCAATTCAATTCACTTTGCCGTCTATTCCTCAGCTTCAGGAAAGCCGATACCGCTGCTTCCGTCTTTTTACTCAAATTTTCGACAGTTCCGTGTTTGTCACGACGCAATTCCAAAACGTTGGCCAAAAAGTACTCGACCAACATCCGTTTCATCCAAGGGGACTGGGTATCACTTTTGATTGGGGATAATCGATCGAGGATCGTCGCCGCTTGATGTATTGCTGCTTTGTTATTCTTGTACCAGTTGGTATTTGGTTTGTCTTCGAATCGTCCTCGTATAGTCTCCATGACTTTGCTCGAGTAATACGTTGTACTTTCATCTGTAGACGTAGCCACCATGTTTGATTTCGATTTCGCGCCGTTCCCGTGTTCGGTTTCTGTTGTTTCGTGAGGAAATAATATGAAAGACCGGCGGGCACTATACATCGCACTCGAGGGTGAGGAGGTCACGCACCTCGTTATGGATGCGACCTAGATCCTCGAGCCGATCGGCGTCGAACGTCTCAGGAACTGTTTTTGTCGTCGGTGTCCGTGTCGAGACATTGTCGTCGTGTTCCGACTCCGGCTCTAAATCCGATATTTGCCTCACGACGTCCGTGTCCAAGAGAGCGCGCATGTCGATGCCCATCGCGTTGAGTTCGTGCTGTAAGAGCTGCCAAGTGTACGGCACGTGTATACGGCGAATGTCGACGTGGAGGGGGTTGTGTGCCACCCTGCGACCGGAAGTCCGTGGATTCGTGACCCTAGCGGGCACGCCGGAATCGGCGTCGACATCGATCCAGTGGCCGTCGGATCGTTCCATGAATGACTCTTTCAAGAACGCAGATGCTCCGTGGCTGAGGAGGGCCTGCCCCTCCATGAGTCCGATGCGCAAGCCTCCGTGTTGACCACGGCCTTTGGTGGGCTGACGCGTCACCGCCGTCACTGGACCAGTGGACCGGTGGTTTATTTTATCCGCCACCATGTGTTTGAGGCGCATGTAATAAGTGGGGCCCAAAAAGATGGCGACCTCCATCTGTTCGCCCGTGCGCGCGTTGTGCATCACCTCGTCGCCGTGTCGCTGCAGTCCGAAAGCCGTCTCCATGTCTTCTCCCGCACCCAACACGTCGCTCCGCTCGAATGTGTTGCACGTCGCCCTTCGACCCGCGGCGACGCACGCCTTGGACAGCAGGCACTCCAGGAAGTGTCCGACGGTCATGCGCTTGGGGAAAGCGTGGGGATTGATCACCAGGTCGGGCACGACGCCCGACGCGGGCGAGAAGGGCATGTCGACGGCCGCCACGATGTGGCCGATCACGCCCTTCTGTCCGTGACGCGAAGCGAACTTGTCGCCCAGGTCGGGGAGGCGCTCCTGGCGGATGCGCACCTTGATGCGCGCCCCTCCTTCGTTTCCCGGCGCCTCGCTCCGAAACACGCGGTCGACGACGCCCGCGCCTCCGCGTTCGACCTTCTCGGACGCGTCCGTGTGTATCTCGCGTTCGGTCACTTGCGCCAGGCCGATCGAGCTCTGCGCGCGCGTGACCTCGCGACGCACGTGCACCCTCCCTATCAACACGTCGCCCTCTTTCACGACCGTACCGACGCGAGGAAGGCCCTCGTCGTCGAGCGCGGCGTAACGTTGTCGACGTCGCTCCCTTCGCGCGCGCGCCTCGACCTCCGTGACCGTGACGCCTTCGGTCGCGTCTTCGGGCTCTGTCAGCTCCGGGTCGAGCGCCGGGTGGCGCACGTATATGCGCTCGTCTCCCGTGACACTTTCGTCAAAGATAGAGGTGTGGTAGTGCGACACGTTGAACATACCGCGTTGCACCGCGTCTCTGTTAATCATCACGGCATCCTCCTGGTTGTATCCCATGAAGGAAGCGATGGCCACCACGACGTTTTCACCGTAAGCCAGATCGCCACCGAACAGACGGTGTGCGAAACCTGTCGTGACGAGCGGGCGTTGGGGGTAATGAAGTTCCGTCGCGAGAGTATCCAGACGGTTCGACGCGTTGGTCATGGCCAGTCCGACCGACTGCTTCGACTGAGCCATCGAGAACACGTTCCTGGGCGCCTGGTTGTGGTGCATCAATGGAATACACGACGCGGGGATACCTAGGATCGTTGCGGGATGGATCTCACAGTGGGTGTACCTCTGGCAGGGTCTGCGCTCGAGGTCGCTCGGCGTCATGGCCAACATCCTGGCGCCCGTCTCTTCGACGTCCACAAACTCTACGGAACCGGTCGTCGATGATAGCCGCTTTGTGGCGGCAAGCACGTCATCTGCCGATTTGGCCGCATATTTTGCGAACGTCCCGGGCGTCGAGTGCAGGACGCTCACGGCGAAACCCTCGGACAGGGGCATCACAGTCGTCTTCTCTTCCGTCGTCAGGAGCGAGCCAAGCACCATGTCCCTCCACGACAGGTCGAGATGTGTTTTTCCGGCACTGTCCTGGCCTCCTTGTCCGTCGTCTTCGCTGGAGGTCAGAGGGCGCCGAGCTTCCGCCCTGATCCTCCCGGGGGTGGAGGTCAGCCCCGGGACCTCCGGAGGCGCATCGTGATCGACGATGAACAGGGGGCGCGTGCACCTACCCGCGTCCGTGAACACGCGAAACTCGCGCCGAAATATGTCCCATTTTACGGAGGTCAGGGGGTGGATCAGGCCATTTCCACGGAGAGCCAACAGGTATCGCTCGGTCGTTACCGAGTCCTTGACGACACCCTCCAATATGTCGTTCACGATAAAACGTGCGGCAGAAGACGAAGCAGAAGACGAAGCAGAAGACGAAGCAGAAGACGAAGCAGAAGACGAAGCAGAAGACGAAGCAGAAGACGAAGCAGAAGACGAAGCAGAAGACGAAGGATCACCGACACACCGTGAGGTATCGAAATCGACGTCGACGAGACCGAGGTCGCGGAGGTGACGCGTGAGGGGCGTGGGATCGATGTTGGAACTGACGTGGCAGTGCGTTGAGAGGTGCTTGGTGATGCCGACATCTGGGCCCTCGGGCGTCTCGACCGGACAGACCGCGCCCCATTGTGTTCCGTACAGATAGTGCGGGGTGTGTAGATTCATGACGTCCTTTCCCGACACACGCCTCACCTGCGACACGTACATCAGATAAGAGATGCGGTTAAGGTCCTGGACGACGCCATCCTCGGCGTACTGCTCCTCCTTGGGGGCCGTCTTGTCCACGTTCCACGCGCCCCGAAACGAGAACGTGATGCCCTCGTCGATGAACTGGGGGCTGAAGATCTTGGCCAGGTTGGCGAAGCCCACCATCTCCCGCACGTCTCCCATCTCGCCCAGGTGATAAAAAAACTCTTGGTCCAAGAGGTTCATGGCCATCTTTTTGAAAACGCCGTACTTGTTGCGGAAAAGCACCGCTAAAAGGTTGCCCGCTACGCTCAGTCGCTTGTTGTCGTACGTGTCGCGATCGGTCACCGGGTCCAGTCCGGTAGCGACGCGCAGCAACCTCCCGACGACGTAACCTAGATACGCTGCTTTTTTGGGAAAGCGCAGCCCCGCGTTCGGAAACACGTCGTCCTGGAGCGTTTTTTTCAGACGGTCGATGGATCGATAGGACGCCTTGGTCATGCGCTCGAGGAGGTAACGTGTCGCCGTCAAACGATCGAACACGCCTAATTTTGCGGAGGCCATCGCGCAACTCCTCAACACGTGCAGCATGGCGTGGCGCTCCTCCTCCCCCTTTCCATCGGCCTGGTCTCGGAGGGCGACTTCGAATATGGCGCGGTCGCTCTCTACGCCCAGCGCCCGAAACAGGACGAATAGAGGGATGGCTCCGGTGAACCCCGGGAGCGTCACGCGGATGACGTTGCGCGTCTGCGACGCGTCGTTGGCAAGCACCTGGAAGTAGACGGACTTCGGGAAAAGCGACTCTCCTCCCTGCGCGACGCACTGCACCTTGGCGTCGTACTCGACGTCGTCGGGCTTTTTGCCGCGCACGACGGACAGGCGGTTGAACACCTGCCGCTCCTGCGCCATCAGCACCTTTTCGCGGCCACCGATGATGAAGTAGCCCCCCTGGTCGTGGGGACACTCGCCCATCTCGCGCAACACCTCCGGCGACCGGTGGCTCAGCACGCACAGGTCGCTGTGGAGCATGATGGGGAGGTGCCCGATGCGGTGTTTTTCGAACAGCCGGTCCCCCACCACCTGGCCGTCCATGGTGAACACCAGGCGCACGTCGGCGTACACGTTGCACGCGTAGGTCAGGCTCCGGAGACGGGCTTCGTTCGGAAAGAGGTACCTGGCGACTCCCGTGCTCGGGTCGACGAAGGTGGGTCGATCGACGTAGACGCGCGAAGCGCCTTCGTCGCCGCCCATCAACACCTGTATGCCCTGTTTGACGGGTTGTCCCTGGGCGTTCTTTCCGTCTTTGTCCGCCATCCTAAATCCGGGGTTCATCGACGCGATGATCTCGCGGAGTTGGTGATGGACGGCGTTGTTGTAGGATTGGAGCTGGTGATGGGTCACGAAGTACCGGGTGTGACGGTAGTATCGGTCCAGGGCGGCGTCGGATTCGGTCGACAGCATCTTGACGGCTTTTCCATCCGTACCCGTGGTACCAGTGTCCGGTGCCATGTCGTGTTCGGTGGATATTGTGGAACCTTCCATTATAACATGTGTATGAGACATAAAAAAGGATCGATCTGGCACGCGCGGCGAAAGACTCCGATGAATCCGCGTCATACGTCATATCCGCCGTCTTTGTCGACGATAACGTCTTCGTCGGCGTCGTCCGTCTCTGAAAACGAAAACGAAAACGAAAACGAACGAGGATACGACGCACGTACAGAAGACATGATCGACTCGTTCTGTGTCGCCACCAGTCTACACGATCGATCCGTGGCTAAAGAACATGTCGAAAGAGCCAAGGTCAGGACAGATAGGACAGGTCGAGACGACCAAGACGACGCCACATCTATAGTATGTGTCGCGATCAACGCATTCCTGGAAAATGGCGAATATGAAAGAGCACGCGATCACGAAAACGAAACCGCGGTTCGGAACGTGGAAGCGCTGGACGACACATACACAGACACCGACACAGGCCCTCGGTGGAAGCATGAATCTGCTTTGTTTTCAGACCCCCTCGCCGAAGCGCGAGGTCTTCGCGAAGAACAGGATACCGCTTTTTCACAATCGGAAAAAGAGGACGCGTCGAAGGAGCGCGCCCGAAAAGCCGAACGCGAGCGCATCAGGACACTGGAGAACACGGAGCGCGAAAGACAGGAGTGCCTGAAAGCCAAAAAAGAGGCGTTGGTCACGTTTTACGAGGAGACGTCGCACAAAAACGAAAAAGAGGCGTGGTTTTCGTTGGCGGTACGTTGTCCTGACGGCCAAAAATTCGTGCGCAACTGTCGCGCGTCGGACCCCATACAGACCCTGTTCGACGCGTACGACGTGTTTTGTGGCGAGAGATCGAACGGGTTAGCTTCCCCGCACGTGTTCGTCTCGACGCACCCCGTTCGCCAGTTCCGCGAGGGGTACGCGCAGGGGTCTCTGGAGGAAAACGGACTTTGTCGGAGCGAGGCACTTTACGTCGAATAGGTACCTAACCGTCATATCATGGTGGTACACCACCCGCATGAGGAAGAGCCCAAATTGTATACGTTCCGTTCAGGCCAAGACGACGAACACGTCTTGGCCGGGGGGGTCGGCTTTGGAGAGCAAGAGCCTACACACGCGCTGCCGTTTCAATAGCGCGGACACCTGCGCTTGACGATATGCAATCGAAGCGGAGGGTGTCGCTGCGGGTCGATCGTTCGCCTGTTCGGAGAGGTAACCCGCCATGGCGAGAGTCGCGGTCTCATGTACGTGGCCCATGACCTCGGCCAACGTGAATCCTTTGTGTCCACCGCTGGATTTTTTCGCCACGGTCCTGGGTTTTTTGAATTCGACTACCGCATAATACGCGTTGAACACCGGGAAGTGCACGCGCAGAAACGTCGACGTGACCACTCGTGTATCCTCCATGAGATCGGGAGGAGTCTTCGAACGAGATGCCACCAGACGAGTGAGTGCCAAGTGGTGTGGCATTCCCATGTTCCAGCAAGGCACTTTAGCGGCGACGAAGTCTGCGACGCTCTCGACTTTGACGGGCGTCCGAAAATATCCTTTCCGGACGCGCCACCCTTCGAAGTCAGGAGGAGGAGGAGGAGGGCGTAAGAGAGCCGCATGTCTTCTCCGTTTGACTGGCACGGGAGAAGAAGCAGGAGATGAAGGAGCGTTGCCCATCGTCGCGACGATAACAACGAATGACGTGATATATAGTACTAATACCCACGATAAAAATTGACGCTCACCTAGCATTGCGATCCTGTGCCAAAGAGCATCGCACATCACGAGTTCATACTGTACAATGTTGTCCGCTGATTATACCAAGTTCATCAGAGAGTCGGTTGTTGAATTTGTAGATACCGCAAAAAATGCCGTCTTACACGACTACGCCATGAGATTTGTGATGGGGTGCATAGCATTGCGTTTGGTCGTTTACTTGCTGCACTGGGGAGTAGGCGTCGTGGCGATGGACCGCTTGTTACATCACCTGGCGGATTTCGTAGACATCTTGAATGCGGGGAAAAACGATGAATCGTCGGAAGACTCGGAAGAATCTTCCGACCCGGACGCTTCCCGCGCCCTCATGCGCTCGATGGCGATGGCTTTCGACGCAAAAGCGTGGGCTATATCTAGGCGCGTGCCCGTCGAGTATTTTGATACATTGCGGTGCATCCGTCGGTACTTCGTCCACTACCTCTTCGACGAATACAGCTTCACATTGCACCCCGACTCTGAACACTTGGAGGAGCGCGTGGGAGACATGTCTCTCTATCGACCATTCCACCTGGACACGCCGAATGGACTGACCTTCATGGAGCATTACAACGTGTATTGCACCGTGTGTGCTTACGCATACTCTACCGACGGGACCAGAAAGAAGAGTGTTACAACAAACTCCACGCGCACGAAAGAGGCGTTGAAGCGACAGATGAAGAGCGACCTCGGAGGAAGAGAGCCTCACGAAACGTTCGTTGCGTCTGCATTGGAGGCGCTCTCCGTTATTCAGTGTCCTAGACGATAGATGTGAGGTATTCTCGTAATTTTTCTATTTTTTGTATTATGTTTACGGTCGAACCAACAACTGAACTGTTTTACCCAGTAGTGAATCGTAGACTCACTCCCTGAAGATGTTTCTTTACCGCATGGACGATAGTATCGATCCTGTAAATGGATGTCATATTTGTTCCATTTTAGAGACTAGAAAAAAAGGTGAACGGGTGTCCAACTCCTTATTGAAATCGGCTGTAAAGACACATAAATTTTAATATCCATCATGAATATATATAGAATAGGAGGACGATTCGTGTACACACTACCATGAGCACGAGCACGAACACGGACATCACCACGAGTAAGGTATATCCACATTCCGACTCCTTGAATGCCGAACGCCGATATCAATTCGGGCAACTCGAAGCACGAGACGACACGTATGAAAGTGTCGGTAAGTCTATGGATTTTATCGTGGGAGCACTGAATGAACATTGGTCACAAGTTTTTAACATGGAACCGGGTGAACAATCATTCATTAGCGTTCATGAAAAAAGTGATAACAATACGCTATATATGTTACAATTACCGCCACCGGTCGAAACCGAAACAATTGAGCTACTCGAGCTCCAATCAAGCGACCTCGATCACAAAATCACGCATCCCTTCCTAGCACACGTGTGGTTACAAATCGTCGAGCGCTATATAAGCATGTTAATAGTCGACCACACGTTCGAAGCAAGAAAAAACCTCCGAATTACTCAAGGAAATTTGGACGATCATGCCAACTTCAAACGCTTCGAAGAGAGTCACACACGGTCAGCCTACATCAACCACATTAAAATGACGTTACAAGGCACGACCGATGACGTTCTGAGCTTCTCTAAGTATCTCGCTAATTCCCAAAGCTTCATGTATATAGGACTGAATCCTCCCACAGCGCCGAATTATGAAACGAAACCCGAATACCTGACATCACTGATTCGCCTGGACGAAAACAAAGGTCAGGTCCAATCCCTAGGTGAAATACCCGTCGGATACGACGCGTCTACGAAATGGATATTGGGTATGTTCCAAGACTACTTACTAGCGCTCTTGGCCACGAGGCGACACAGATCCGAGGGAGTTGAAGAAGACAACAAGAAAGAAACAAAGTTCGTCGAAATGCTGAAAAATTTCGCTTTACCGTAAAGTTTGTCAATTCCGTGTATATATAATTTTAGCACGGGTCTTCCACTTTCAGATTCCCGCTACAGTGGATTTCTATAGAAATAGTCAAATTGCTTGTTACCGAACCTAGTCGGCTGCCAATTTTTGTTTGTTTTTCTTCGTGGTACCGGACAGGTTCCATAGAAGTTGTGGGACATGCTTAGGGTTGGCCAGTTCGGTATATTTCCCAGAAAACGATATAAGGACTCGAGTTATCCTTGTACCGTTTTCAGGGAAACATACGGAACTGGCCAACCCTAGACATGCTCTATAATTTGGAGTTGGAGTCGGAGTCGGAGTTGGCCGGTCCGTCGTGTATTTCAAGGGTTGGCCGATATGATGTTATCCGTATTTCATAAAAATAGTCAGCTGTCCCATTTTATGCGCATCGTTGTATATAAGTCCAACGCGCACTAGCGAAATTACAAAGTAAAAATCATCCTTCCGCGACGATGGCGACCTTCCATTTACGGCCATGTAGTTCCGAAGAAGACGACATGATGTACAAAATAATTGATTTAGCTAATGCTGCATTCGAGGACGATACCGGCGATTATTGCTATGCTTACATGCAAAAAGATTGTTTCGAAGCCGTTGGTGCGTTCTCTACGGGTCAGGATGAAGTAAAAGAACGCTTGGTAGGTTGTGCCATCTATTCTCCGTTCGACGGGAATCTCGCATTCCTCTGCGTCGATCAGGCGTACAGGCGTCAAGGGGTGGGTAGTGCGTTGGTCCGGCATTGTCAAGAGCGAGTATGTGAGACCGAATTCGAACTGGAATTCGACAGTGACAGTGACGGTGAGAGCGATAGCGAGAGCGAAAGTAATGGCGAAAGTAATGGCGAAATAATGAAAGAAGTGTACGTACACACTTTCGAGTGGCGTCGCGAAGTAAGATCTTTCTACGAGAGTCTAGGATTCAAAGCCGAATGCGAAATTCCCGATTATTACAAAGAGAAGGGTAACGGGATCGCCGTGGTATACATCTGGTCACAGACGAAGCCATCTTACCCGCTATAAAGACATGTGACGTTTATCCGTAAAATAGAATAGAATAAATCAGGCGAAAGTCCGTGATGCAGAGCACTGACCTCATCCAGTTTCTGGGAGAGCAGGAGGGGCGTCGTCTCCGACCCCTACGAGTCGAAGACGTGACGACCACCGACGATCCGCGGTCCAGGAGCAGAAGCGTGTTGCACGTACAGATAGAAGGCCGCACGTGTCGTCCTCTAGAGACCGAGGAAGTGGTCGCTCGCCACCCAAACGGTCCTCGTATGCGAGTGGTCTGCGATTTTTTGAACCGACTGGTGTTGCCGTGTTGTGACGAATCGAAACCAGACGGCGTCTACCCTATCGAGTTGCACGACAGTTACACTTACGGACGTAGTCTAGGCGACACGAGAACGACGACTGAAACAGACCGGGACGAACGGAGTTACGCCAACACGTTGGTGTTCGCGAGGGATCGCCGACATTCACACCCCGTCCTCTTTCCCGACCCCTTTCAAATCACGAACTACGGAGGAACGACCGACCGACCGGACGTCGTACCCTGGGAGAAGAAAAAGCCGGTGCTATTCTTCGCGGGCACGACGACGGGTAACCTCGATCCCACGTGCAACGCGCGCGTGCGGGCCTGTGTCTGGTCTCTGGCGCACCGTGACACTACCGAGTTTTACCTGACGCGCGTCGCGCAGATGGACGCGGCCGACTTGTTCGCGCGCGTGCCGGAGTCGCGTCGCGTAGTTCACGATCCGGTGCACTTTGCGCATCATCACGGGTATCGTGCCGCATTCAACGTGGCGGGTAACACTTGCAGTTGGTCGCGCGTGCCCGCGGTACTGTCCAGTCGTAGCGTGTTGTTCGACCTGCACCAACGCGACATGTCGTGGTGGTACCCGGCTTTACAAGACGGAACGCACTATGTGAGCGTGAGGGACGTGGGAGACGACTTACTCCGCGAACACGCGATGGTCGTGTCGAACAAGGCGCGTTGTGTCTCTCTATGTGACGCGGCCAACAAGGTGGCGAGGGACTTCACACGCTCCGTGCACGCCGCGCAATACGCGAAGCACCTATTCGAAACGGCGGCCTTTCTGAACGCCCCGTAAATTTCGTCTCACGTACTTGTATATGCGAAATGGCGCGCGGAAACGTGGCCTTTGCTACCTCGAACCGGCACGGCAAAGCTCTGTACGCCCGTTTGAGCGACGGTAACGTGCACAAGAGTTGGAAAGAATACGTAGCGTCGTTGAGAGCGGACGACCCGGCGCGCACGGGCTTGGTGGACCTTCGCCGCCAAGTGGTGGACCACATCAAGTACCAGATCGGCTGTCAAGTCGGGCGTCGAATGCGGGGCGACGCGCTATGGGGAACGTCAGCCGAAAGCGATAAGGGCACCGAAGACGGACTATCTTACGTCAGCATCCCCAGCCTGGTGGCTCTGAAGACCGCCACCGACTCCGCCACCGACTCAGACTCGGTCCCCTATTGCGACATGATGCGACCGTTCATCATGGACTCCGGGAGCGTGAACGACGATTCGGACGCGGACCTCACCATCATCAACCCCCCCGACCTCGAGATCGTCGACCGTCTGGTCACCAGCGTCAAGATGCGGTTTCGAGCAGTCGACGAAATGCTCAAGAAAGGAAAAGGAAAAGGAAAAGGGGGGCTGACGCGCGATAGCCTCAAGGAGGTGTTCGACGTGTCGTTTTACCTCAACTCGTTCGTGGTGAACGTGGATGGTCTGTTGTCCTATGTCAAGTGCGACACGGACGGAAGCCGGTCGTCGCAGCGTTTACACGCGACCCGGCGTCTCCGGAACGAATTCCCGGACCTTTTCGATCACGACGTTGACATCGCGGGTAAAATCATTACGGACGAACACGACGTCGAGAGACAACGTAACACGTTCGACGGCATAGACAAGGGCGTGTCGTCGATGCGAACGTCGTCCCCGGATTCGTCGACCTCCGCCGCGTGTCAGGTGCTCGAACTCATGAGTCGGACCACGTATTTCGTGGGGGACGCGTACCATTCGCAGGGGGGCTTCCTCCACGTCCTGGTCGAGATCCAGACGGGGACTCCTCTCGATTTGACGGCATCGCAATACATGGACTCGGCGTTCGAAAACCTCGGCATGTTGGTCGCGACGACCACGGCGAGTCCCCGGTCGTTGAGCAAGTACCTGAATCGTACCGTTCACGCGTTGGGCAGGTTTGTGAACCGAATGGGCGGACAAAACGAGAATGCACTGGCAGAGATCGTCGGAAAGTTGGACGAAGCCACGGATGTCAACACCGACCACACCACCATGTCGTGCTCCATAGGCCACATGTCTTCATCGATCACCGCCGCAAACATAGGAGATGCGGCCAAGTTCGCGAACGTGTTCCGGTCGGGCGTCGGAGACACGTCGAAATCTTCGAAAAAAAAAACGGGTGTGTTCCTCCCCCAGAGGAAGGCACGAGAAGGCGTCGAAAGCGCGCAATTGGTCAGATCCGCATTGGAAGGTCTGTTGATGCTGCAGACGTAGCCACGACACGACACCCGACAATACAATCTTCGTGTACATTAGGTACGTCACCGTGTACTATACATCATCAATACTACATCTAGTGCGTGAATGGGAACGAGAATGAAAACGAGTTCAGGCGGCAAACAGAGCGTCTCTCTCACACGAGTGTTGGTGGCGTTGGTCATATCGACCTTACTCGTCATAGTGGGTGTCACGGTAACGGTGATAACGTCTTCGAAAAAGGCGGCGTCTTTTGCGGTGAATAGTGGTCACGAAAAAGAGGGGTTTTCGGACGGAGGGGCGTTCAAAGTGTTGAGGACATCCGGTGCGGTGACCGAGCCTCTCGTCCTCCTGATTCCTCGGACCGAACATGTCAGTCCCCACCAGACGGCCGTCTGGTCGGCCCTCCCCAAACTCGCTGACGTCGGTGTCTCCATTGTCGATTTTTCGTCTTCGTCTTCTGCGATTGCTCCAGCAAAAACGGATGCAAAAGCCGATTCGACGTTGGTCGTGGGTGACGCGCTCCGATTTTGGCGGAAAATGAACTCTGACACACGAATCAAAAAGAGAGAAAGAAACGAAAAGAACGGTGAAGCAGTCGTCACGATGCTCCGAAACGAAGACAAACACTTTTGCGCTTTCGGTAACGTGTCGTCCGCTCTATTCGTCGACCCGGAGTACGAAGAGGCGGACGAGATGTCGGTCGTCACTCTGTTCGAAGCCGTCGGACGAGCGTCGGCGTCTCGCACTACAAATACAACTGGAACTCGGACTCGACCTCTCTTCCGTTTGGTCTGTCTGAAGGATGGCGTCGACGAGTGGCTCCTCGAGGCGGTTCTTTTGGCGAGTTCGGTGGGACAGAAAGGCGTCGTCGGACCATCTGCCGCCAAAAGAATACGACGAGCTACACGTTCTCTTTTACGGAAAGACTACGATCAGTCGGCTTCAGATATGGATATAATACGCGTCGAGACACCGGATGCCGTTTTACGCGCCGTCCGGAACGCTTCGGACGAAACTGCCGTGCCTACTTTGGCCGTGCTGACCTTATCCGCGAGTCACCCGGCGTGGAAAGAGGAGCTCGAAAACGTTCCGACTGTATGGTACGGATACGAAAACGTTGATCACAACGTCATGCGGCTCCGGGTGCCGATTTGTCACCCGGGAACAGTGGACGTGCGCCAACGACTGCTTCCACACGTCAAAGGCATCCGTAAGACTTATTCGGTATTGAGCGTGAACTCGATAGTGTACGGGAGTTCGAGCGTCGCGGGTCATCCAATGTTTTCTGCGGTCCTTCGGTCACTGGTCCTCGACGGCGGTGTCGAAGATGACCAACGTGGCAACGTATCATTCGTCACCACAGCCAATAACTTTCTGACGTACCACGGTCTGCCGTTCTTCGACGAGGCTCGCGAAGTCATGCGTCCCGTGGATAACGAGGCGTACAAAAAAGAGTTCACGACGGCGACGTCCCCTCTGAGTGTAGGTCGTCCCAAATTCCAGGTCCTAGAACAGTTTTCCGAAGGAAACGGCGAGGCAGACGAGGCACCGATAACGTTAGCCGTGACAGACGAAGAAGTGCGCGGGTTCCATACCACGCTTCATGGGGGAAACGTCAAGGTGATGACACTTCCTTCCGCGACAGTCCGCGACGTTGCTTTGAAAGTCGGTGACCGAATAAATCTCGGCGGTCAGAGAAGAAAAACGGAGAATGGGTCGTACGTGGTCGTGACTGCGGAGGGAGTCTCTGACGATGATACGACTCGAAGCGACGAGAGGTGCGTTATGACCAGTCCGCTGTGGGTACGGTATGGCCATGATCCAGAGGTCGATCGAGCCGCAGTGATCGACGACGACGAAAGCGGGAGAGAGGGTTCTAGCGAGAAAAACGATAGCGACGTGCTGTTGACTTTCGGCGGTCGGAATGACGCCGAAGGGAGTGAAGAGGATAGGAGGCGGTTCGTCATGGGTCTGTTAAGCGAAGGGGACGGAGTGTTTGTCGCGAACGTCGGAGAGGTTGGCGTGTTAGGAAAGGTCCGGGCTCAGAAGAGGACCGTACGAAGAAAAAATGACACGAAGACTCTTAGAAAGAGCACGGTAATTCTTGCGGACATGCGCAAAGACGGTCTAGTCGGAAGCGACGACCGCCGACGTAACCCTTATTACCGATGTGTCGGCGCGCCTCTCACCCTGGTCCCCGAACAGTGCGAAGCGGAAGGAGGTTCGTGGGACAGGCCGTGTATGATCGACGCAGAGTGTCCGTACTTTCAGACCAACCGCAAATATCCCAATTACAGGGGAGGATGCGTGAACGGACATTGTGAGATGCCGTTGGGCGTAGAAAGAGTGGGTTATCGCGGCCATTCTTCGCAGTCGGACACTTCTTTTCCGCTCTGTCACGGCTGTCGTCGCGACCCTTTCGGACCGGGGTGTTGTCGAGACCAAGCTCCGTCTCCGGACTACGCGTTCGAGATGGACGAATACGAGCGTCACTTACATAATATGTGGTAATACAATAAAGATACGTCGGAACGCGTCCATAATGTCGCTCCTGATATCTCGCATCAATCTCCCGTACTTTATCACGGCATTCGCCATAGGGCTCCTCTTCTGTTACGTGTCGACTCCTCCTCCTCAGGTGGTCGTCAAGTTCCCTTCACCCCACAACGCCGGGAAAGTGGTGTACAAAGACAAGTCGGACACGTGCTACATGTATCACGCCGACAGGAGCACTTGCCCTAAGGAGGCCTCCAAGGTTCGTGAGCAGCCCATTTCGGAGGGGTTTCGGGGCGTGTCGGGCGTCCGCGGACAACACCTCACAAAACGAGGCGAAGCGTGATGAACATTACGATACCCGCCAAAAGAGATTTGACGGTTAGCGAAGAATACGGTACGTGATCCGCCCATTTCAAAAAAGGTATCGTTGTGAACGCCCGGTCTACGGGCACGAGCGAGGTCAGAACGTACAGCGCGACGACGAACACGGCCAACCTGATGTCTTCCGTCACCGTCGATTTCGATTTCGAAGACTTGACACTCTCGTCTACGTCTACGAACGGATATTTCGCGGTCGCGGTCCCGGTTCGAGAATCTCTCTCGGTGTGTCTGGCTCGACTTCGACTTCGATTTTGATTCTTCTTTTTGTCCCTGTTCCTGATTTTGTTGGAATTTCTTCGAGTTCGGCTCTTGGTGTATGCGTTTTTCTCGTCTTCGTCGTCTGAATATGAAGAAGACGAAGAGTCGTCGTCTTCGTCTTCGTCGTCGTCTTCGTTTTCGTGTTCGTCGTTTTCGTGTTGGAGTTCATGTCGAGGTAGTGGAGAGACGAACATTCGACGTGATCCGTCGTCTTCTATTTCGGTTTCACCCGATGCGGCCATGTTATAACTGTCGAACACCTCTCTTACGGTAGAGTCGTCGTCATTTACCTCGGAGGGTAAAGAAGTGTTTTGGGGAGGGACAAAATTCTGAGTAGCCTGTTGGGCCTCTGTCACGAGGTGGCGGTGTGGATCGTTGACGAACGTCGACGCGGGAGGTCCCCCGATCTGTGGCGACATCGACGGAGATGTTGAAGGTATAACGGACGTCTGAGACGTGTTCGAAGGAGGAGGCAACTGGTCGAGGCTCGTCGAACGCATTATATTTTATAAATTAGACGATCCCATTAAAATTGAGATTTTGGGCGCACCACAGGTCAATAATAATGGTGGAGTCGGTCTAGTCCGCCTTATATATCATCGTACACATAATCACATGAAATAGGATGTAGTGTAATCGTCATTTTTTATCGAAAACGGGAGGATTGGTCGGGAGCAAACGGGTGGTAGAGAGGATATAACGACTCCACTCCCAAAGTACCGTTCATTGACCGAGGGGCGCCGAAACCGACGCCGGGAGCGGCGGGTCTGATGGTCTGTGCACCACGAACGGTCTCGGCAGACGCTTCCGAACACGCGTATACCATGTCCACCAGCGCGAACACGTAGAACGACGCCACGGCCAGAGCGCCGAACACCACGCCCAACGAGAAGAGCGTCTTCCCCGGTCCGACGCCGAACGGCTTCGGCTTGGCCAGCGCCGATGACACGTCTAGTGAACGACCGAAATATCCTTCGTCCTCACCGGTTGTTCGGTGCCCATATTCGGGGTACTGGTCGTAAAATATGGTGGACGGTCGAACGATTACTATCAATGCGGACGTCATCAGAAAGAAGAGGACGCTGTACACTACACGTGCGGCGTACACCATGTCTGTCGTCGTCCTTTGATCGATCCGCCTTTGCCTTTGCCTTGTACTATACATATAATTTTGACGGGTCAACCGAACGACACCAGCTTGACGTACAGGTCGTACAGGTTGGGGATGCCGAACAACGAGTTCGGCCAAGCCGCCGCAGGGGGAGACGCGCCGGACGAACGTACCTGACTTTCGAACGAGTCGCGGTCGGATTCCGAGATCGAGAACCTGTCGCCGCCACCAAGGCTGGACGTGGACACCCGGCAATAGGTGCGCGTCATGTAGCACATGTTCACGACGTCGGTGGAACATACAACCACGAAGTAGCCCTCGTCTCCGACCACGAAGTCCTGACTGAACGTACCGGCCACGTTCACCGTCAATACCTGGGACCTGAACCGACCCCCTTCGTCTCTCTCTCCGCCGGCGCCGTCGCCAACGTCGTCATCGTCCTCCAGGGATCGACGCGTCACCCTCACGGAAGGCGATGTAGTCTGTAGCCAAGTGGACTGGTCCAGACGGTCGCGCGTTATACGAAACACGAGTGTCGCGACCTGGGTGGTAGGGAAGGACACTTCCGAAAGTCCTACCCGACTGGGGTGCTCGTAATTGAGGTAATAAAAGGTGGCCGACATCGTGCCGGTAGCGCCGCTTTCGACGTCGGGATGCACTTCGTGGAGGTGTCGTAGGTCAGGACCCGTCTTCCATATACGTTCGTCCGATACCCGCTGAAGTGTCACCTGTACCGCGTCGTCGTTGTCTTCGTCGTCGTCGTCTTCGTCGTCATCGTCGGTGGCGACCGGCAACATGTCCTTTCTGGCGACGTACTCTCGAACGGGGTATTGGAACATCTGGTACAGGTGCGAGCCGTTGACCACCATAAATACGGGACGGGACAACATCACGAAGAGCGTCGAGCGCGCGTCCTTGGGAAGGCGTAGCATCAGCATGTCTTCGCCTCGTTCCGAAACGATCATGTCTGTTAAATTCAGGCGGATGCAAGCCTTGCGCAGGGTGTACGTCGCGTCCAAGATTCTGATCTCGGCATCTCGTGGGTCGAGAGGTTCGCGCGAAGTGGCGAGCGAGTGGCACTTTGATATGGTCTCCGTCGAGGGAGATCTGTCACGCACGCTCACCGAGTCTAGATGCGCAGATGAACAATCGACGGTGGATCGCACGTCGTCTTCGAGAGCCACGCACGCGACGTCGGTCACGGACGGATTAAACATGATCTCGCTCTCGTCGTTCTTGTTGGAAGAGCCGTCCGAAAAGTGCGTCTTGATGAACCGGTAGTACCAGCCGTTCTTGGGGTGACGGACATCTTCGTCTTCGAATTGCGAGAAACCTTCCCGTCTCTTTTTGTAAGCTTCGTCGTCGTCTCGAAGCCGTCGTGATCGCGAAACGAACACTGCTACTACCGCGCCGATCAAAGCGAGCAAGCTTATCGTCATCAGCACGTACAACAAGAGCGACCCACCGCCTCCTCCACCAACGTGTGACCGAGTAGAGAGAGACGGGGTCGTCGAAGCGGCACCATCCATCGTCCGGGGCATGTGTGTGTGTGCAAGTAGATGTTATTATATTTATCTGTCGAGATAAATATTCAGTCATCTGTTCGTTCGCTCGAAATGTGCAGACTTATTTACCACAAGAACGCGTAACTTGCGTGTCGAACCGACTGTCCGACTGGACGTCGTGCGTTGGCTGCACGAGAACAGGACGGAGGGTTGCACGATTTGACGCCGTGAACGGAGCGGCAGCTAACGGGCACCTCCACGTTATGCACTGGTTACAAGTATACCGATAAAAATGAAGCCTCTTAGCTATGAGACTGTTCCCCTAAAAACATTTTACAGTCGATTTCAATGAGAAGTTGGACACCTGGTCCACGCAACCTCTTTCTGTTCGAAGCATCCGTACGAACGTACGTTACAATTTTTCAACATAAAATATAATGTAGTGACAAGACTACATTGTCATTGCTCTTTGTCATTGCGCGCACGATGTCATCACCGCAACTTGATCATCCAGTATCCGCATCCGACACGGCCGCCTTGGCTCTCGTGAAGGCCCGCGCGCTCTTCGACTGCTTTTACGACCTCCTCGATCACGAGAAAACGGTACCTATAGGCCGTCGATGGTTAGGATGTGGCGGTGTACGTCCTCCCGATCCCGCCCATTCGACTGTCCTTCCCGGTTGTGTGTATTGCTGGCCCGAAAACAGAACGTTCTGGTTCATGTACGAAGATAACGGCACGATCGTCAAACCGGGATCGTCAAATGGGTTAGACGGCGTGGCCGACGAAATGGTCAGGTACGCGAGGCGCGAGAAACACGCGTCCTTGAACGCACGTCCCGAGATCACGCCCTATTGGGACGACGATGGCACTACTTACCTGTTCGTGTGCATCAGGGGCATCGAAGATACGCCTTCACATGCATACATCACGAACGCTTTACATCACATTGTGTCGCGGCACAGATGCTGTTTCTGGTATACTCCGGCAATGTAATTTTGTTACAATGACCATCATCGTATAAGAGTACTTCTCTCAGCAGTAGTTTCTCCCGCTTGTATACAATGGGCGGCAACTTGCTGGTTTCAGTTTGATTCAAACGTTGATACGAACACCTACGACCTTGCGGATCGGAGGGCTGTTTTTTCTACGAGTCAACTCCTCGGGGCGAACTCGGCTTGTAAAACAGCGACTGATGTTCTGAGCAGCGTTGAAATCACGGTTTACGAAGTGCTTGCCTACAGATTGGCTGGTGGAATCACACCAGAGCAAGCCCCTCACCGTATCCTGCATGCGTCGGCTGTACACCAGCTTCAGCGCACCTTGACCACCACAATGCATCATTGTTGTCCTAAACTCGTCTATCACCGCAGTCGGAAAGCGGTATTGACACGCTCGAAAGACAGACGTCGTCGGTGCAGACACGCGTCCGTGACCACCGGGTGCAAATCGAGCAGAGCCGTATGCCACTTTCAAACGAGGAGGCAACGCCTTATCATCCGTTTTTTGTAGTTTATGACTTTCTTTCATGACGTTTTCCAACCGATTGAAAAACTTGGCCACCGAGCGTTTTTTCCCGCCATACAGTCGCATGCGTTGTTTCGACCAGCGAGGCTTGGTATGCTCTGTCCACAGCGCTTCGTGGTGTTCGTTCCAAACGGTCAAGTAGTTCACGAACGAGGGGAAGTCCACGCCCCGACTAGAAACCGTACTGATTGCATCTAAGTGATCTTGAACATCTGCGTTCCATGACGCAGTAAGTGCCGTAGATCGGGTGATGCCCGACTCCACGTAGTACTGTTTCCGCGTGAGCTTGACCTGTCTGGGCTTTATAGACGGATCAACAGGTAAACTCACTGCAGCATGCATGATCGTCGTACCACCCGGATCTATTCCTGCGACCCAGTCTCCCTCCTTGTACTGGACATCCATCTGAAAGCTGTCTGTAAGGGGTATGTCCACCGGTCTACACATATGGACACACGCGCTCAAACCATCGCTGTTGATCGTTTCCGTGAATTCACACCCTTTACCCTTCAACCGGTCCAGTTTGAACACGCTGTTCCAATGTTCGGTGCGACAGTCTTCGAATTCCGCACTCTTGCAGCATACGAGTTTGAGCTCCCTCAAGATACCATACAATACAGATGTGTCTATAGTGATGAAGTGCGCACGACTTTGACAAATCGGGACGATGTCAAAACGTTTTTTGATCCGCTTACTCCTTTCCTTCTGGGTAGTTTCCTCATCGGCGAACAGCGGAGATGCTGCTATAAAGCTCTCTAGAGTGCGTCCCAGATATACAAAGTATCGCAGGATGATGGGCACAGTAGACTTACTCTTGTACCACTGCGGATTGATGCCATCTCGATCTCCGACGAACCCGAGCACGGATCTGTGCGCATGGATGAACGCACTTGCCTCCTCAGTGTCGGGAATACTCTTCTGCGTAAGATATCCCCGTATATGACATGCGACCCCCAGTGCGTGCTCTTTGCTCCACGACGGGTGCGCTTTGCAGACACGTATCATGAACCTTTCCAGATTCATGATTAGATGGTTTTTCAGGTTGGTGCAGTACAACCGTGCGCCCGCGCTATAGATATTCCTGTCGCCCATGTACCGTTCTTTGTACGATAGCAATTCAGGGCGCTGGTCGTGCAACGCTCTGACCCGTGCGTCCGGTTTCACCGCATCTGCAGTTCCCAGCATCAATTGACGCACAAATGTCGCGTCAAAGAAGGAATTCGGCACCTGCACCTGCCTGACATCTTGGACGCCATGGAACATGACTGGAAAATATTTATATTGTCTTCATGGCATCCGGCGCGCCCGTGCACAGCAGAGAGCGATGAAAGAATGATCGAATGTGTATATCTTTTACACACTGAAATGACTGCTGAATATCTCGAGTAGAATAGTAGTTGCGCTTGACGATGGAAAACACTCCTTCTACGGGATTGAACCACGGAGAGTATGGGGGCACGTACAGCAAATGAACGTTTCTGTCACGAGCATACTGTTTACAGCAGTTTTCAAAACAAGCATGGGACACCTGCCCATACTACTGTAAATCGTCTTCCTAGCTAAACAAAACAACATAAGTTGAAATGAAAGCCATTCTATCCTCCTGGCGACGATGCACACAC